ACATTTTTTTAATGTCTAAAGTTCTATAACTTGTGTTGTATTTACTACCCATTTTAGATTTTAAAATGCCTTCATATATTGAACGAGGACTTCCGGGTAGATCTAGCTTTAGGATATTATTTTTTTCAAGTCCAGCAGCTAGTACAGGAGAAGTTCCTACGGTCTTGGCTAGGGATCTGAATGTTCTAGAATTAAACTCATTAAGGGACAAAGCATGTAATTGACCTTTATAATTAACATCTAGAATCAAAAGGATATATTCACCCCCGGACTTATCCTGACTTTCATATCGACACTTAACAACCATTCCCTCGGTAAGCTTGCTTTTAGATATTAGAATCCTAGACTTTACTCTAGTATTATGTTCACTATAAAAGTTCGCCAAGACTATATCCTTTTATATTCTTAATAGCAGATAGATATGCGTCATAGTACTGAGCATTATCCATATCTATTTTCGATTCATAATTAACATCCTGGGAGTATTGCTTCTCTTCAGATTGGGTTAACTTAATTATAGGGGCATAGCACCATTTGTACTCGTTTTTATTCCCAGTAGGAAATACAATGCCTTCTGTTGTTTGAATAGATGATGGGTACCAATACGATTCACCATCGTCGAATCTGAGGTCTTTCATAAGTCTAGGCATTTTAGATTCAAAAGTATTTAAATCAAAGTCTGGGTTCTTTTTGTAGTTTAATGGAAATTCATTTGTAAAAAAGCCAGAACTCAGATCCATTCGGGTTTGCATATTTTTATCGTCATATTCAGTCAAGACCCTGTCTTTTCCTGTGATAGGACTTTTAGTCCAGATATCTTCTGTAGCTGTTTTATTATTCATATGTTTGAAGTGCCTCTAATTTTGGTATTTCGATTTTAAATCTAGGAACGTTATCTTCTACTTGCTTTGTAAATAATTCAGTCATCTTATTTAGTGTGAAGTTATCCTTTATATATTGTTTTTGTTTTCTAGATTTAGCAAGATGTTTTTTGTAATTAGATTCAACATCTTTTAAAACACCCATAGCATATCCATAGTCAACATAATACCAACTAGAACCTTCAATAATAACTTTATCCCATTGAGCTGACTTATGAACTGGTTGTAATTGACCTTGTAGTAGTAATCCATATTCAGAAAGGAAATCAAGATGTCCAGACCAATTTGAAGCCAAAATAGGTTTTCCAGTTATTCCAAATTCTAATAGCGGTCGTCCGAATCCTTCTCCATGAGTAAAACTTACCATAGCCTTAATTTTAGGATGGTGGTATAAGCCATTCATTTCTTCAGAGGATAAGTCCCCATGTAATAAATACACATTTGGGACTGTACCTGAAGTCTCTACCGAGCTTCTGATCTGACGTATTCTATCTAGCATGTTTTCTCTATCAGTAACTGAATACCCTGCTGAAGATGTTTTAATTATTAAAGCAGGTTGATTTTTAGATGCTTTATTTTTAAAGGCTTCTAAAAAAGTCCTAAGTGTTCCTCCGGTGTCTTTTCGATCGTGGCCAAAGTCCCCATTAAGCCAATGGCCAACCATTAAATAGCAATTCTTTTCAGGAATAGTGTCTAATGATGAACAAATGGACTCTGGATATTTTTGGAACTTATTAAATACTGACAGGTCTAAGCCTTCAAATAGGACTTCTATTTTTGTATCTAAAACAAGCTCAGATGTTACTTGTTGGGTGTTCGGATCCTTTCCTTGGTACTTAGTATTTTCAAATACCTTTTTAGCATGCTCAGATGGTACAATAACCAGGTCCATCCTATTAACTCCCTGTAACCATTCTGGAGAAACCATAGTTGTTTCCATTCCGGCAGTTATGCCTATATTATATTTGCCTACTTGTTGGAATTCCGAAGGCACTGTTACTTGGATCCATACATCTGGCTTAGCCGTTAATTGCGGAATTACCATTTTAGAAAATTCTTGAGGCATAGCATTTCTAGGACACGATCCCCAGGGCTGATCTAGGATCCCTATAGAAAACTTATCCATAGCTATTAAGCTACGTATTAGATCTCTAGCATGGTCACCATACCCAGATCTACTAGAAGCTGGGGCACTTATTACTAAATTAGGCTTAATCATACTAAGACTCCTGAAGGTGCTACTGGAGCATGTATTGCTGCATTTATGAGAGTAAAGTTTTTCCGTGGCTCCCATGTTTCTAAACACGTATTAATTGAATTTGTCATAGCTTCTGCCATTCCTTTAGCTGTAAATTTATTTTTAATTGCCCAGGTTCTTCCTGATAGGCCTTTTTCGGCTCTAATTTCTTTTCCCATTTCATACCAATATTTTAGTCCTTTTGTTATTTGATCTAGGGAAACCCTTGAATCGTAAATATATGGGGTTGCTGGTGATCCCTGAAGGGCTACTTGTGGCCATAAAGGATATACCCATTCTCCATGTTCCTGGGCAATTTTACCTGTGCTATTACTAGGTATTTCAGCAGTAAAATCTTCGAGACCCATTGGGCGATCATTAATAGTGAACCCCATTTGATCTTGTAATCCTCCTATGACTGATGCTATTGTTGGGGTACCAGCCATTATAGCTTCCATATGAGTTAATCCAAACCCTTCTGCTGATGATGGGTTGCACATAACGTCTACTATATTATATAGATAATTTAATTGTTGTTGCTCTAACTTGCCATTACTAAATATAATGTCGGAATCCTTAGCTAGCTTTTGGGCCACAACCTTTAAATCTGTTCCTGCTTGGTCTACTATATCCGTATGAAGTATTAGGGCTGTTTCGGATCTAGCTTCTTTTGGAATTGACAATACAAACGAATTAAATGCTGAAATAAGATCAGCAGGATGTTTTCTTAAAATATTTCTAGAGTTGAAAAGAGCAATATAATTATATTCTTTATTTCCAAATAGTTTTTTCTTAAATTCTAATAGTTCTGGATCGTCCTGAGGTAGAGGCTTAAATATGGTTTCGTCAATACCATGTTGGACATATGTTAGGTCTTTACCTTCAATTCTAGGTTTTCTGGCGCAAACATGCTTATTTATATTATATGTTTGCTGGGATATTGCCATTAACATGTCGCACGATTCATAAGCATTTTCATTCCAATGCGGATATGGAAGATCATCCCATATATTATAATACATAATAGGAATGTTCTGGCGTAGCTCGTGCTCCATATCATACAGCCAACCCCAAAATCTTGGGTCTGTGAAATGTAATATTCCATCAGGTTTTTCCTTAGCAATTACAGCTCTTAGAATATTAGGATCTCCATAACCGTTAACAGGATATAGTACAAGAGATGCATCTTTAACTCCAGCTTCTTTAGCTGCATGCTCACTTAGATCTAAAAATTTTCCTTTTTCAGGATGTTGAACTGCTCCAGCCATTTGGACCCAGTCGAAGTCCTTTAAGCTATTCATGACAAACGATTTTGACATCGTGCCGATACCAGACGGGATCCTTAGATCATCTGACAATAGTAATATTTTCTTTTTCATTAAAACCTATTTATTTTCATTAATCATTTTGCGAAATTTGATATCTTGGACATATTTTTCCAAAACAATATTTACCAAACTTTGGAAAGTCATATCGTCTTCTATAGACATCATCTTAAACTTTTTATGATTATTCTTGTTAACATTGACCGAGGTCAGTTTTGCATTCTTCATAACTTATTCTCCTAAACTCATATATAAGTATATATTAGAAGAGATTATTCATGACACAATAACTATTTTTTTATTTAATTTATGGGCTTCTCTAATGGTATGTAAACTACCTGATGATTTTTCGCCTTCAGTTATAAAGGCAATGATGTAGTCCGAAGACTTTGCTAACAACTTATTCCTATGAAAGAAATTTTTTGGACTGTAAGTCTTACCATAGAATGCCTCATTCATTGCTGAATATAGATTCTTATTCGTATGGGAGGGGTTAAACTCCCGATAATAACATTCGAACTCCAAAGCATATTTTTTGGCCAAAGCATCTGCCCCATGAGGACATCCTCCTGAAAGTATTATTAGTTGGTCACCGAACTTTTGCTTTAGCGAATAGATCATCTCCTTCACCTTCTTTTTGTTCTGCCATGTTCGGCTTCCAACTATGCCTACCTTTACTGGACTTGACGAGCTTCTTTCGGACATACATTATAATCTTTTGCGAATGGACACCAACGACAATTACAGTTTTTTTCTCCAGAGATAGCAGGAAATTCTGCCTCAGTCTTATATGTACCATCCATGTTAAACACATTATCTACAAAGGTATCTAGTTTTTTAGACATCTTATTAAGTGATGGTTTTCCATTTGATGGTTCGTAGACCTGAAAACGTTTCATAGGAAAGTCCATATTTTCATATAGCTTTCTTTTTACGATTAGGTATTCTACGGTTATATCTGACTCAGGCACATCATACTGCTTAGAAAAAAATCTTTTGTAAAGCCGGAGCTGATCGCCATTTTTCTTTTTCTCAGCTTTAGACCAACCCCAAGTAGATGTTTTTAAATCTAGGATTCTGATCTTATTGCCTTCTTTAAGAACCACGTCCATAAACCCAAATACAATTATATTAGGATTTGTTTCAGTTTCCATAAAAATAGGCATTTCTATTCCTAGAAGTTCTGTGTTTTTCTTAGAGAAGTACTTGCCCCTATTCTTAACCAGATAGTCTAAAATGTCTACGCCTTGATAGTAAATATCTTGAAGGTCATCCGCTGTGCTAAAGTGTTTGCCCTTTTCCTTTTCTACTGCTTTTTTATAGAGGTCGAACATTGTTTGCTTTAGCATTTGAGCCAGAGGCAAAGCTTCTGCTTTTTTAGCAGTTTCGCCATACATAACTTCTAGGAATTCCTGAATGACTTCATGTATAGCAGTTCCGAAAACATTGAAAATGGTAGGGTCCCACTTGCCAAGCTTCTTTATGTACTGTAGCTCCCAATGTTTTGGGCACTGCGAATACATATTGAATTGACTATATGAGATGGTTTTCTTACCCATCTTTTTAGCCTTAAGATAATATTCAGTATGTTTTTCCATTTGACCTATTTTGTATACTATTAATATACGACTTGTTTAGTAAATACTACGATGTTAACCGTTAAAAAACGTTATTTCGAGATCTTATTCTCTGTGTGTTCTATTAGCCTATCCAGATACTGTTTGGCTTTGTATAGATCCTCGAGGCCATTCTTATGCCGCCATCTAGTGACGTACTTAAGAATGTTACCCTCGAAGAAATCCATACTGTGAGAATACGCATAGTCCCACATTTCAATGCCATC